TACTAGCTTTAGCAATTTTACTAGCCGTCATAGGCACTGACCAACAAGACGAACAGCACCTAATACCATCGACAAAATATGATAGGTGTTTAATAATGTACGGCGAAACAAGTCAAGAAAATACGCAATGTAACTGGAACGGTACAAAATAAATAAAATAAAGCTTGACAAGTTTTTGTAAGCTGTTAAACTAAAAAAGAGAGAAAAGAAAAACATGACTAATAACGATTATACTTATACTATTAATATTTACTTAGACAGTAAAAACAATAAGAGTATTAGTGATATTATGAAAGATGAAGAAATTTCTTTCGAGAAAGCACTAGACTTAATACAACAAGGCAAGGACAGTTACTATGACTATTAAACAACTATACAATGATAATTCATATAATATGGAAAGGTTAGAAAGCCAGCTAGATTACCTAGAAAACAGGCACACTTTCGGAGTGCATGATAAAGGGGATGTTAGTATAACGCAGTTAGAAACAGAGAAAAATGCAGTCAAAACTATGATACAATTAGAAATGATACAACAACAGGGGATTAAATAACATGAGTAAAATAAAAGCATTATACGAGGACACACTAGAAACAATGGAGATTAAGTACGGCTACGGCTATACTTCAGACTACAAAGACGAGGCATTAGTACGTATTTTAGAAAGTTACGAGGTGGAGTCTTTGTCTAGGGTGACAGACTTGGGATGGTCTTCAGAAGACTAGAAAAATGTTTAACTTTTTAATTAATTTTACGTCAACCCACGCTTTCAAACTAGTATTACTAGTCGTGGAAATAATAACAATGTTAGCTATAATAGTTAACGTCATTCATCATTGGTAAAGGGGGACAATATGAACAGTCAGGGAACAGCAGCGTACAAGATAGCTTGCCCAGAATGCGGCAGCAGTGACGGCAATCAAGTTTTTACTTATCAAGATAAAGAAGATGATAGTTATTGCTTTGCTTGTTCAACGCTGTTTCCTTCTAACACCAACCAACAGGAAAAATTTGTAATGCCAGAACAAAATAATAACTTTAACCCAAAAATGTTTGACACTAACCCAGCGTTAGCTTTAACAGATAGAGGCATAAGAAAAGAAGTCGTTGAGATTTATGGGGTCAAGGTTGGACTAAGTGAGTCGGACGGTAAGACTATTACCCACCATTACTACCCTGACCACAAGGCAGGTAAGGTATCAGGCTTTGAAGTCAGAGAAGTAGACACTAAGAGCTTCAAAGGAGTAGGGGATAGAAAAGGAAGCCTTGACTTATGGGGGCAACACCTAGCAGGGAAGAACGGAAGCAACAAGTTGTTTATCACTGAGGGTAGGTGTGATGCAATGGCACTCTATCAAGTTATAATTGACAACACGCCAGCCAAGTTTAAGTCTTACCTTCCTTCAGTAGTTAGCCTAACTAGGGGTGCTACTACAGGACTAAAGGATATAATAAACAACAGAGAATTTGTGGACACATACAAAGAAGTCATACTAGTTTTAGACGGTGACGAGGCAGGACAGAAAGCAACAAAGGATATACTAAAAGCGTTCAACAACTTCAAGGTTGCCAAGCTACCTCTAAAAGATGCTAACGATATGCTATTAGAAGGTAGGGGCAAGGAGCTATACCAGAAGGCAGTGTGGGATAGCACAGTAGTTAGACAAGGTGAAGTGCTGGACATAGAAGACTTCATAGACAAGGCACTAGAGCAGCCTAAGATGGGGCTATCATTTCCTTGGCCTACAGTTACCAAGGCTTGCTTTGGAATTAGACCTAACACTATCCATATTGTAGGGGCAGCACCAAAGATAGGAAAGACTGACCACCAGCACCAACTAGTCACTCACCTTGTGTACCAAGAAGAAGTTAACGTGGGTATGTTTGACTTAGAAAATTCACCAGCTAAAACAGCTAAGAAGTTAGCAGGAAAGAGAGACAAGGTAGACTACACCAGACCAGATGCAGAGTACGACATAGATAAGCTAAGAAGCACACTGTTAACGATGCAAGGCAAGGTTAGGTTCTACGATAGAAGCGCAAGCAGAGATTGGAATGATATAAGAATAGCTATAGAAGAGATGCACTTGTTAGACGGTATCAATATCTTTATCTTAGACCCATTGACAGCACTAATTAGTAGGTACGCATCAAGCGAAGCCAACGATAAGCTCAACGAGATTATGACAGACATGGCAGACTTGGTGCTAAAGTACCCGATAACTATCTTCTGCTACAGTCATGTAAACCCTAAGCCTAAAGGTAATAAGTCGCACGAACAAGGCGGAAAGGTATACTCGCATGAGTTTACAGGCTCAAGAGCTATGGAGAAATGGGCGCATTATGGACACGGCATTAGCAGAGATAGGTCAGAGGACTGCCCACCAGAGAGAGAGAACATATCAGAATTTAGAATGCTATTTGACAGAGACTTTGGACAAGGGTATAGTTGTGATGTAGTGTTTGACGAAAGAACAATAACTTATTTAGAGCCAAGGAGATACTAATGCAATACATAATAGACATTGAGTGTGACGGTCTTAACCCAACCAAGATACATTGCGCCATTGCTAACGGTTACATGGTAGACAAAGGTTTCTTTGAGTCCCTAACTAAGGATGATGTACTTGTAGGCCACAACATAATCAGGTTTGACATACCAGTTATAGAGCGTATTTATAACATTACAATACAAGCCAAGCTAGTTGATACTCTTGCTGTAAGCTGGTACTTATACCCAGAAAGAAACAAGCATGGGCTATCTGATTGGGGGGTAGACTTAGGAATACCTAAACCAAAGATAGATGATTGGGAAAACCTAAGCTCACAAGAGTACATACATAGGTGTAAGGAAGACGTAAAGATAAACACTTTATTGTGGAATAGGCAGCAACATTTTCTTAAAGACTTGTACCCAGAAGGATACGATCACTTGATAGAGTACCTTAACTTTAAGATGCACTGTGCAATGCTGCAAGAGAAGAACAAATGGAAGCTAGACGTAGACAAGGCAGAAGAGTTATTGTTTAAGCTAACTGAGAGCCAAGCACACGCAGTTGTTTCACTAGAAGGGGTGATGCCAAGGGTACAGACTTACAAGAAGGTGAGCAAGCCAGCAAAGCCATATAAGAAAGATGGCAGCCTATCAGTAACAGGTGAGAAATGGACACAGTTGTGTAAAGATAACGATATTAATTTTGATAGTGATAAAGAGTATAGTGTACCTGCTGCACTTAAAGAACCTAAAGCAACGTCACCAGTACAGGTTAAAGATTGGTTGTTCGGTTTAGGTTGGAGTCCTATGACATTTAAGTATGTTGAGGACGGGGTAGACCACAGAGGTATGCCACAGAAGAGGGCTATACCACAGATAAAGAAAGGAGATAACTTGTGCCCTAGTGTAGTCAAGATGATTAACAGCAAGCCTGAGATTAAACACCTTGAAGACTTTGGTATTGTTGCACACAGAAAAGGACTAGTCACTGGCCTACTAAAGAATGTAGATGATAGCGGCTTTGTTATTGCAGGTATACAAGGGCTAACTAATACACTTAGATTTAAACACGCAGTGTGCGTTAACATACCTAGTCCTCGCATGCCATACGGTACAGAGATAAGAAGTCTTTTAACTTCTTCATCTAGTACGCATGAGTTGTGCGGTAGTGACATGAGTAGTTTAGAAGATAGAACCAAGCAGCATTACATGATGCCTATTGACCCTGACTACGTAAAAGAAATGAACAAGGATGGGTTTGACCCACACTTAGACATTGCAGTAGAGGCTGGCTTCTTAACTCGTAAACAATCAGAGGCTTATAAGGCTGGTAACTTTAGTGTGTACAACAAGGCAGAGTTAACAGCACAAAGACACAAAGGAAAGACCACCAACTATGCCTCTACCTATGGGGCAGGTGCGGAGACTATAGCAAGGGGTGCTGATGCCACAGTAGCAGAAGGCAAGAGATTACATACAGCATATTGGGAACGGAACTGGAGTCTCAAGGCTATAGCAGACGAGCAGATAACTAAGACATTAAATAGAAACAACTGGTTGTATAATCCAGTGAGTAAAATATGGTATGTCTTAAGAAGCAAGAAGGATATATTCTCGACACTTAATCAAGGCACTGGTACTTATTGTTTTGATATGTGGTTAAAGGAAATGCTAAAGAAAGATGTTAAGTTCTTAGGTCAGTTCCATGACGAGATTATATTTGAAGTACCGCTAGGCTATAGGGTAGGAGTTACTAAGTACCTTAAGTCTTGCGTAAGTGAGGTGAACAAAACGCTAAACTTAAATAGAGAGTTAGACGTAGATGTAGACTTTGGTATTAATTATTCAGAGATACATTAATTGTTTGACAATACTAATAAGTTAGTATATACTGTAAATTCTTATAACAAGAAAGGAAAGAAACCATGAAAAAATTATTAACTGTAGTACTAGTAGCTTCAACATTCCTAATCACTGCATGTGGTGTACAAGAAGACGAAGCAGTCGGAACAGCTAAACAAGTTAGCTCGGTTACAGCAGACTACCATGCAAAAATGGTAAGTACTGAGGTATTAAAAGAAGGGACTAAATAATATGGCTATTAAAAGATTAGCAACAGCACCAGTAGGATCAGAGACAGTAGACATACCTAACTTGGGGGCAGGTGAACATGAAGGTAGGTTACGATATGTTGCAGACTTAGGTATGCAAGAACGTACACCTTTCCAGAAGGGTGATCCAGAACGCGCACCTTGCCAGCAGTTATCTTTGGGTATTGAGATTGTTGGAGAGACTATTGAGGTAGACGGTAAGACATTACCTAGACTGTTATGGTCGCCACCTTTTAACGTGTTCAATACCATGAGTGGTTTAGGAAAGGAGTTAAAGTTCTTCAAGGCTTTTGATTCTTCCGCTAAAGAAGACACTGTTGCAGATTGGGATTCAGTATTAAATGAACCTTGTAATGTAACAACTGTCTTAAATGAAGGGAAAGGAGCAAGTGCAGGTAGAACCTTTGACAACATCGTAGGTATAGCAGCTATCCCAGCTAAGTATAAGGCTGGTGTAGAGAAGGGTATAGTCACTGATGGTTGCACTGGTGATTGTGAAGATGATGATAACCCTGCACAGTCTAACATGTACGGACTGCCTGATGTACTGCATAGCAGACGTATCACTTCTTCTGTCTCCGAAGTAGAGACAGTAGAGGAAATGCTAGAAGATGTTGAAGCTGTTCCATTCTAACATGGAGCTTCTGATAGATGGTGATGTAATAGTATACCGTATTGGTTTTGCTACGCAGCACAAGGACGAGGAGGGGGAGATCATTGCTGATCCCCTCGCCTATGCCTTACACAGTTGCAAACAATACTTAAACGGTATGATAAGAGATACTAAGGCTGATAGTTACAGGTTGTTTCTAACAGGTCAAAGTAACTTTAGAATATACATAGACAAGGAGTACAAAGCAAACAGAAAGGATACTGCCAAGCCTGTACACTATCAAGCTATAAGAGATTACATGGCTAAGAATTTTAAGGCAGAGATAATACACCACATGGAAGCTGATGATGCCTTATCACTTAATCAAACCGAAGACACAATGATAGCAAGCATAGACAAAGACTTGCTGATGGTAGCAGGTAAGCATTACAACTTTGTTAAGAAAGAGTACACGACAGTTACACAAGAAGAAGGTACTCACTGGTTTTATATGCAGATGTTAATGGGAGATAAAGTTGATAACATTATTGGAATACGTGGTATTGGTAAGGTCAAAGCTGCAAGGATTTTATCTGAGAGCAAGGATTGGGATGCTTCTGTGGCAAGTCACTACAAAGATTTCTTTACAGAGGAAAATTGGTATCAACGCATGGTACAAAATACTCAGTTACTTTGGATGCTACAAAAAAATGTAAAGATGCCAATGGATATAAGAGGTGACTATGAATAACTACAGGAGCAAGTTTGAAGAAAGGCTTGCTAAAGACTTAGAAGACTTTACTTATGAATGTACCACCCTAATGTATAACAAACGGACTAACAGAAAGATGGAGTGTTTAGATTGTGGCAGTCAGCATGTACTACAGAAAGCTAAATACTTAACAGACTTTAGATTATCTAATGGTATATACATAGAAGCAAAGGGCTGGTTCAAACCAAGTGATAGAACTAAGATGGAGTCAGTCATTAAGTGTAACCCTGATGTTGACATTAGAATGTTGTTTCAAAAAGATGGTTGGACTACTAAGAAAAAAATACAGAAGTATTCTCAGTGGTGTGATAAACGTAAAATAAAATGGGCTGTTGGTAAAGTTCCTATTGAATGGACAAAGGAGTAAGTATGTGT